TTAAGAGCCTTGGCAGTAGCGGCGACATGATGGACAGCGTCAAAGGTAAGTACGTCGAAACCGCCGGCGCGGCAGGCGCATTGGGCGATGCTCTGGAGAAAATTGATCCGGCAGAAGCCCTCAAGTCAGCAGATGCTGAGCTCAAGCAGGCCAAGACCGCTTTCACTGACAACATGCGCGAAATGCAGGAGTCTTTCAAGGACTTGCAGGACGACCTCGGCGAGGGCGTCAAGGACGAAATCGAATCGATCAAAGCCGACATAGGTGGTCTTAAGGACGCGAACAAGGCGTTCAGCGACTCGAAAGGTAGGGAGATCGCCGCTATCGAGGCCCAGGGCGATGCTTTCAAGCAGAGCATGGAGAAGGCCATTGCAGAAGGCCAAGCTCAGACTGATTCACGCATTGCACAGTTGCAGCGTCAGGCACAGGGCGCCGCAGCCGCAGCTCAAAGAGAGCAAGACGCTATTAGGGAAAACGGCGCCGCGATTGCTGCCGGTTACGAAAGAAGAGCCGACGCGGCTGACAAGGCGCATAGCCGCGTCATGGACAACTTGAACGCCGAACTGAGAGCGATCGAGAGACAGAAGGATGCGGTCAGTAGTCGCTACGACGCAGCCCTCGAGGGCCTTCGTGAGCTCACTCCTGCTGAGCAACAGTTGAAAGCTCTAGAGCTCGCACGGTTGCAGCAACAAGCCAAGATGGGTGGAGAGGAGGGACTCAGAGCTCAGGCGCAGCTCGAGCGAATCGTTAGGCAGGAACAAGCCGCAGAACTGGAGAAGCAAAAAGCAGAAGAGTTGAAGGCGCTCGAAGAGAAGCGCGAGCGCAAGCAGGAGCAGATGCGCCAAAAAGAGGAAGCCCACCAAGAGAAAATGGCCGCCCTTAGGGAGCAGGCTGCAGCGGCTCAGGCAAGCATTCAGACGCAGCTTCAGGCAGCTCAGGAGACAGCGGCCGAAGAGCAGAAGAAGCGCGAGGAAGAGATGGCTGCGATCAAGGAAGCTCAGGTCGAAAAAGAAAAGGCTCAGCAAGAGGAGATCGCCATCGCAGAGGCGGCACAGGCAGCGGCTGTAAGAAAACTTGAAGACGAGCGCCGCCTTAACAAAGAGAAGACTGACAAGGCCATTGTTGTAGCACTCGAAAAAATTGCGGGCATAGAGAAGCAGGAGGACGACCGGAAGAAAAGCGCAGAAGAGGAGTTCGCGGCCTTGAGAGAAGGGTTGATGAACGACTACAAGGCAAGCATCGCTGAGGCCGGTGATGCCGTTGTTCGATCAGGCCAGGCCTGGAACACCTACGCAGACAACGCCGTCACCCAGCTCGCAAGAGTCGAGCAGGCAGCTAGGCAAGCGGCAGCGGCAGCGGCAGCGGCTAGTGCTTCTGATAGCAAATGGACAGGTGGTCCCGTCTCGGCTGGTCAGAGCTACACGGTCAACGAGCTAGGCCAAGAGGCCTTCCTCTCGAGCGCGGGCAGGCTGAGCATGATTGACGCTCCCGCATTCGGCAGATGGAAGGCACCTTCAAAGGGAACAGTTATTAACGCGGCGCAGACCGAAAAACTGGGCCTACCTTCCGCCCCTAGCGAGATCGGTGACGGCCCTGTAGCCAACCCCAGAGGTGGCCTCGCAGCTCAAAGCGCTTCAGGCAACGAAACCCGCAACCTTTTGCGAGCTATTGCTAAGGCGACCGGCGGCGACAACATTACCAACAACGTCACGATCCAGGCGGCGAACACGACTCAAGCCGCAAGCGACGTAATGGTCGATCTAACGAAAATCAGACGTAGACGGCTCCGGTGATCGGAATGATGAGAAGTCACTAAGGCTCTTCCTATGTTCGATTTCTCAACACCGGAGACAACCTTGCAGTTACTGCAGGACTCCCTCATAGCGAATCACGGGGGCCCAGGTGTCTCTGAGTTGCCGCTTGACGAGCAGACTCACGAAGAACTGAAGAGCTCGCTTGCTTACACATTCACCCTAGCTACTGAAGCCGCGAGGATCTACGGCGACGACGTGGTGTCCCTTGCGGTGGCTGAGTTCAACGAAGTCTTCAAGACCCTGGTTGATGTTGACAGGGTCTTCAGGCAGCGAGTGATAGAAGGGAAGACCCAGTGCCCCGTTGGGCGCAACAATCGCTATCGGGACTACGCAAAGGGCAAGGTTTCGGAACTCTAGGGGCAACAGCGCGACCCCCTAATGTCCTCAATCGGTGTGGCTTACTCGGCCCAATCTGGGGGCGCCAGTTACAACGTTGTCTTCAGTCTCTTCTCGGGGGCTGAGCTTTCTAGGACTTACGCACCTGGAGCGTCGTTCGAGCGAGGCGCCTCAGGGCAACAGCTGATACAGGGCAGGCCTGGGCGTCAAACTTACATATGGGCCGTTTCTGCAAGGCTCGACGAGCTCAAGGCCAAAGAGCTGGATGACATGTTCAAGGCCTGGGACGTCGACAGAGGCAACGGACTACCGGCGGCGGTTGGTATTACGGACGAGACCCTTTTTGATTCGCTTACGACTGCGGCGGTCTTCACTACTCCGCCCTCGTTCATTAAATCGGGGCCGAATCATTTCACCGTTTCCGTAGGACTTACAGAGGTTTAATAATGGGATATTTAATTAACACAACCCGTCCTGCCTCATTACTTATTGGCGGCACTGAGTACATCGACAACCTGATCAGTTTCCAGGTAAACGATACGTCCTCTTACAGAAACGGGATCGTTACAACTATCGGGTCGATTGTCATCGGCTCAAAGACTGGGCAGCTTCTGGCTGATTACAGGCGCGACGATTTCCGTAGGGGAGTAAGCGTCGCTTTTGACGTGATTTACCCAAGCGGCACAACTGCTCGACACCCACGCGGAACCTTGAATGTAATCAGCGCGTCGTATAGCCCTGAGGATGAAAGGATCTCTATCGAGGTTGGTTGCAGCTTGGTAATGGCCAAGTTGCTACAGGACGACGACTTGGTTACCCCGTACATCGAGATCCCACTCGACCCCGTACAAGAGGATTACGAGGGGGTTGCTTCGAGCTTGGCGACGGGAGGCAAGATCCTTTGGCAAGACTCCTCAGGGAACCTTCAGAAGGAGAGTTTCTTTCAGGGCGACGGCTTTGGTGGCTACACCGCCGGAGCATTCGTAAGCGTGCGCGGAGTAACTGCAATCGGGGTCCAACCTTTAGCGGCAACGGCAGCGATACCCGATGAGATCGAGCTGAGCTATCAGTATCCAGTTGACGGGAAAGCCTCTGACCAGCAAGGCCGAGTTGACACAACAGCAACTGAATCGACTTATTTCATCAAATATCCGGCGATCACTTACGAGAGGATTAAACCTGAGGGCCCACTTGAGGGAGTCATCAATATTGAGGTGCCGCCTGTCACCATCCCTCCCACTGGAACCTCTCGAGGCGGTGGCTGTGGCAACTCTGTAAGTACTCCAAGTTACAAGCCAAGCCAAACGGCAGAGCCTGAGAACATTTCCGGTGACTTTAATATCACTGTCCCATCTTCCTGTGAGACGAGCTACGAGACGAAAGCCTCGCCTCAGTACATCGGAGCAAAGCGCCGCGAGATTAGAACGACAACGTATAACGGCCCTGCCGGACAGACATCACTGACCGAATCCTATATCTACGGCCCAGAACTTGAAGCAAATCAGCAGTACTTCGCCGACAAGTATGCATTCTGTGTTGCTACATACGCGAACGATTGCCTGCCTCAGGGCAGCTGCGAGCTCTACGGCACAGGAGAAGCCCTTCTAGGCAAACAGCAGACCACGTATGAATTCGGAGAAGCTAGGGAGGTGACTAAGACAGTTACGACAACTTGGAGGCCTCGGCTTTCAGCAGCGCAGCCAAGTGATTGGCGTTCAGGCGTGGATCGCGGCATCCCGAAAGACTTCAATAACGGTCTAAGTGCAAACGGACTGTATCGGCATCAGATCGTAATCAGGCAGTTCAGGCGATCAAATAACGAAAACGTTCAACTGACTGAAACCTTCACCTCGGCCGCGTCGCGAGGTGGCGGCATCGGTGGCAACATCGACGCATTTAGTGGCATCAAGACGACAGAGGCTAGGCGTTCAGTCTCGACAGTCAATCAGGAGCTCAGGCCGGATTCGGTCAACTCAGCGACGACATCCGTTGAGTCAGACACGACACGGGTTCAAATGCACGGCCAAGTAGGTGGCTACGTCAACGGCGCAGGTCCTTACATATTGAAAGAAGACACGCCAGTGCCCCTCCTCTATGACACCGAAGAAGGATGGCAATCAGCCCTCAGTACTTACGGTGATTATCTGGCTCGATTCATCGAGGGAGACGCACGCGGTCTAACCATTGGAGAGGCCCTCAGAGAGCAGATTGGCCAGAACTGGAAACCCAACATGCCTTTCCGGTATTACGACCCAACGAGCGGCAACCTGATGGCGTTCAGGTCTGACGGCTGCACATGGGGAGCGGATGAGAATGGCTGCGTTGTCGTAATGAACGGCATTTGGATCGCAGACATGACGGGAGCAGTGTGTGTCCCTAACAACCTTGTTGGCGCTGCTACTCCTGGCATGAGCGATGGCGCGCCGGTCGCACCCCCTACCCCTGAGCCTGACCCGTGCATACCAGGAGGGGATGGGACCGTGGTTAATAAGCGGTACAACTTCCAAGTAACCGTACCGCTCTCGTTTGGTGTCATCTGTAACCCATCAGGTGAGGACGGGGTTAGACCTGCGCCGCCCGAAGACGAGAGCATCCCCTTGAGGGTGACCTTTGTCATGTGGTGTACGGGGCGAGTTGTCGAGCCTGGGGCTCTTGTGTCCCTAGACCTAGACGGCTCGATTCCCTTGAACAGGGTTGGCAATCCTGTAGTAGATGCGCTCAAGATTGTCATCGACGATGACGTGATGTTCGGGAGTGTCACCCCATAGCCGGAACACTACAGCGATAGAAAACTGATTGACCTATGGCTATCACCGCCAAGATTTCCGCCGCTGAGATTGCCGCTCAGGTCGATCAGAGGTTCGTCAACAAGTACGTTGAGGGCTTGCTCATCAACGCTCCCGGCACTAGCTATACGCCAGGAGTCAGCAACGACAGTACTTTTTTGACATTCGAAGTGGGCAGTATAGCCGGCTACGAGCGTCAAGTTTTCGTCTATCAGTCGGGCGATCAGTCGGCTTTTGCAGACGATGGCGTTGGACTTGCGACGAAAGGAACAGTCTTCTCACATGACGGCAGCGCCAGTCAAATTGTGTTCACTCATGCGGTTCTGGTGTGGGGTACGGGCAACGTTGTCTCAGTTGACGCTGCGACGACCGACCCAACTAACGGAATCGATGGCGTTTACACAGACCTGCCCACGATTACTAACGGCAGCGGCTCAGGACTGACGCTCGATCTAACGGTCTCTAATAACGTCTTCGTGTTTACCCCATCGCGCTATGGGCGCAACTACTCCTCAGGGGACTCGATCACCGTCCTAGAGGCGACCATGGAGGCCGCCGGGGCCATCATTGCGGGTGAGGGCCTCGCTCAGATGGAGGTCAACGTAGTCAGCTCGAACACCGAAGCGGGGCAGATCGTCGCGGTAGCGCCAACCGCATCACAGGTAACTTTGGACGCAGGCAATGAAGCCGCCTTCTATTGGGACTTCAAGCTTTACGGAATCAACTAATGGACCTCTTATCACAGACGCTAAACGTAAACCTTGCTGCTCGAGTGATTGAGCTTGAGAGGAGGGAGGAAGGCTCACGCCCTAGAGGGGACTTTGAGGGAAGCGTTACAGGATATTGGTCAGGCCTTAGCGACTCAGGAGTTGGCCTAGTTGAATATAAAGGCAAGATTTTCAAGACTCGACCAATCGGTTTCCTGTCTGTCCCTAAGGGGACTGAGGTTGAACTCACGCACGCAAATGGTGTCTATTACTCCAAGTTCTAATGGCAATCAATAACTCATCGATCGCGTCTCAGAACGTGCAAACAATGCAGCTAGCTGTTATTGACATTGTCAACGCTAGGCCTGATCTGAACACGGCCAACAATCCACCGGAAACTCCTGGCCGAATCATCGGCTACTACAGCGCCACAACTAACAGTGTTGAGCTTTACTGTGCGTCTCAGGGTGGTACTTTTTGGCTGAGGATGGGCTGATGAGCGACCCACGCCAAACGCTAAGCAACACAACCCTTGCAGGACTCCCTCACTCAGTCCCCTATGCCAGAGCTGGCGCCTTGAGGGCACGAAGTACTAACACACCGCTAGATCAGAATCGTCGTTATAGGAGCAACCCTAGCAGTGGAGCTTGGTTTGAGGAGTCGCAAGACCCAACAATCGAAGGCGAGTTAATTATCCTCTATCTAAGAGAGTTTGGCGAAAGGGTTGGTCTTCTTTATGTAGCGGTTAATGCCGGAGGGGCGAGCCTGGAGTGGAAGCCGGCAAGGGTTTACAACCAGATCATCAACGGCAGAACGGGCAACCCTTTCTAGTCGCTTGTCGGCAACCTAGGCGGCAATCGGCGCAGCGTTAAATGTCAGGCGATAATCTCAATTCAGTCGAACGATTCTTTGATATTACGAAGCCAGCAGGCTTACTCTCTGACGCCTCCGATCCTTTGTCGTGGACGAATCTTAGTGACAACGCTGTTGATCGGATAGGAGAAGAAGAAGTTGAGGCCATCTCTGAGGCCCTTAGTGGAGACGGCTTGAGCCGACAGTTTAATTGCTTAAATGCGAAAAATTGCGGAAGTGGATTCCAGTGTGTTGGCGGCATCTGCGTGGAGATGGACGCGATTGTAAAAAAGGTCGGGACGATTGGAGTAAGCAGCTATTCGGGCGCGAGCAGTAGGGCATCAAATCGAAGTTGCGGAGATGACAGCGAAGGCGACTCCACAGACGAGGGCGCTGCGGATTATGGATGCGCGACCGGCTGCAACAGTGGCGCGGGCTGCGGCTCTGATGGCGGATTTAGTTGCTGTGGAGGAACTGTCTACAACTGTCCGAGTGGCCCCTCTTGCTCACCCTGTGCAAACCGTCCTAACAATAATTGCACTAGCTATTGCGATGACTATCTAAAGGCCAACGGGGAGAGCGCCGAGGGCTGTCTTGGTAGAGAGTGTGGCAACTGCGCAAGCTGCGACAGTGGCGTATGCAATGAGTTCGCGCAGGGCTCTGGCCCCTGCTATTGCCAAGGGGACAGCGACGCGTGCGGAGAATGTGAGACGTGTGAAAGTAACGGTCAATGTGAAGAGGCGCCGGAAGGAGAATGCAAAGAGGAATGTGAATGCTGCGTCACTTGTGACGGCGGCAGGCAGTTCTGCGGAACAGCGACCGTCAACGCAAGCAATGGCACGACGTGCAAGCAAGCGTGCCGCGATGCTCTCCATAGGAAGCACTGCGAGGATCGTGAGGACTGCAAGCCCCAGAAAGACCCATGTCAGCCAGACCCCTGCAACGACTGTGAAAGGGATTGCGAATGCACAACACACAATCTCCCCTGTGGCTCACCACCGCCAGCCTCTCCCTCGGGTTACAGCTGCAAGATCACAGGCCAGCTATCCGCTGAACCATGCTCTGACACCGTTGATGAAAACGGCTGGGGCGGCGGCGGTATTACTTACTTTATGCGCTGTTGCAAGATCTCGGACGAGCCAGAATGTGAGGCTTGTGACTGCAACTGTGAAAATGATTGCCCCTATTGTCATACATGTAACGCGGAAGGTGAATGCGTTAGAGACGAAGACTGCTTTAGCGGATTTATCTGTTCAGGGACGAATGCCGTTGATTGCGGGGGGTACTGCTGTACGGAAGAAAATTGTGTCGACGAGATTATGTATTCAGTCGTAGATGAATGCCAGCCCTCAGCAGCCGGCAGTTTTGATTTCTACATACATGCGGGGAGAGAGCCTGTTCTAAATCATATCGAATCAAATGTTTACCCTTTCGAAACATGTCAAAAAGTGCAACAGGTCTGCGGGGTTTACGGGGGGACAATAAATCCAGGATATCCCTACGGCTGCGGTGATTTAGTCGGCGTACACAGTGACTGTGGGAACGGAATAGTACGCGTAGGAGCCACCGGTCGAAAAGTTTGCAACTATTGCACCGGCGAGTTTCCTGACGACTTCGTAAATGCCACTTTTGAGTAGGCGGGTTGATGCCTAAAAGTGTTGTCACTTTCAGGCATGGCTTGGAAAGCTAGTGCAGCTTGGATCGCGCTTTGGCTCTTTTTCCTGATCGGATCATTAACAAAAACAGTGCTGATCCGGCACAAACGATCATCAACGCTATTAAGCCGTCAAGCACTGACTCAATCATCGCAGGCGAGCTGGTAGTTGCTCGCGAGAATGGCTCGGCGCAGATTTACACTCTCGACTCCAACAACGTCCCTGTCGCAGTCGGCCCAGTTAATACAAACGGTGGGACAAGTCCTAGCGTCATCCTGAATTTTAACGACCCGGCCGATTCGTATGAGACTCCTCATTTTTATTCAAGCGCAGGTTACGGGATAGACCTGAATGGTGTTTTTGGCGGAAGGTGTATAAATCTTGTTGCAGATCAGGCCGTTCCTTATAGAAACTTTGTCAGGGTCGACCCTTTCTATTCTCCGGCAATATCAGATTCAACCTGGACCTTGAGTTTTTGGATCAAGGCTCCACTCACTACCGGCTCTTACGACACCGGCAACGACGGCGACGGCAATAAAATCCCCAACGCATGCTTGGTGTTTTCCCTGGATAATTACCACTACGGGCCAGGTGCTTTCAATATTTACCTGGACGGCGGCACGCTTGATTCAAGCAACGGTATCGGCACGAGTACAAGTGAGACCCAGGACATTGCACGCGGCGCTATTTGTTTCGGTCTGGGCGGAATGTGGGGCACTCATGGGAGCAGTGATCCTCTGATTCCATTGACTGGCGAAATCGTCACCTCTAGGAACACATCGGTTACTGACGATGCTTGGCATTACGTCACCTTCTCTCACGAGGGACAAGGGTTTTACTCCTGTTTCATCGATGGCGATCTAAAGCAACGCAAACGGTTGACGTATGCAATCAATCATTCAGATTCCGGCACGGCAAACATAGCCCAACCATCTGGCTTGATTCTCGGCGGAAACCAGTACACCAATGACAATACGTCGGGCGCCGGTGACGTTATACATGGATTTGCAGGCCGCTTAGATGACGTCAGCCTGCACGTCGGCAATAGTTTATACAGGGGGCTCAGGAGCTTTGACGTGCCCACGACTGAGGTAGATGACTCGCTCGTCTTGCAGCCAGCTCTTTCGCTTGAGACGCTGTTAGACACCAACATCGAGAGCGTGCCGTCGAACGGCGATGTCCTGCAATGGAACTCAACTGATGAGGCCTGGGAGAACTCTCCCGCCCCTGCTTACAACATCTCTGGCAATGACCTAAGAGACTTAAGAGATGTCAACCTTCCAGCCAATGCGTCCATTGGTGACAAAGAAGTTCTCTCATGGGACAGCGCCAACGGTGAATGGGTAGCGAGCACTTTTCAGCTAGCTGATACCGATCTCGACACCAGCGGGGGGCTCGTCGAAGGTGCTGTCATTCGCTACGACGGGACTGGAGGAACTTCATGGGTTGCTGAAAAGCTCAGCATTAGTGATTTAGCAGAAGCGCCTTTTGCGTTAAGCGACTTTACTCAGGACCTAGACCTGAGCAACTATTCAGTTGGCGATCTCGACGACGTTGTGCTCACGGCTCCTACGCAGGGCGATGTCCTCGTTTGGAACTCGCTCAGCAGCAAGTTCGAGAACCTGCAAAGCCCGCCCGCAAACGTCAGCTCAAACGTCCTGTCTGACCTCATGGACGTCAACACGTTCGCCCAGGCAGGCATACAGACACAGACCAGCTTCGTCTATCTGAGCTGGAACAGGGCAGGCCAGGTATGGGAGCCAGGTTTTGTCGATTACGACGACATGATCAACACGCCAACAAAGTTGAGCGATTTTAACGCAGACATTGACATCAATGATCTCAACAATACCTCGTTTGATCCGTTTGCCAGGAATAGCGATTTTGCAAGTCTGGACCGCTTCGGCGATGTTTCATACGGAGCGGACCCGGCAGACGTCCCGCTTGAGTCGCAAGTCCTCGTCTGGCGCACTGACGAATGGGTGCCTGAGTATGGGCCACCGGCAAACATCACGACCAACTCAATCGGTGATCTAAGCGATGTCACCTTTACGCCAGCCAATGGGCAAGCCGCCGCTGAGCTAACGATTGACGGGCTGGGTGAGTTCAGGCTCGAGGCTCCCCTTGCTGCTAGTAATATCGATTACCTGCTCAGGTACGAGCAAGAGGTCCAAGGTGTTGGACTTGCTGCCATCAGGCCTAGTGACAGCTCAGGCTCAGCCCTCTACGTCAGCCGAGGGTACGGAATTGATATGCGGTCAGACGTCAACTTCTTCCGACTGCGTGGTAAGCCTGACGTAACAACGAACAGACCTGAGCTGCGATTTGAGACCGGTGACTCATTCGCCGCAGCCCCAACAGGCAACTTCATATCACTGAAGATGCCTAGCACTGTCCTTGAGGATCAGACCTACTACTTGCCCCAGGAGGATGGGGACGTGGGTGATGTCCTGGCGACCAATGGGGCCGGGGCGCTGGCCTGGGTTGCTCGAATTCAGAACAACACCCTTGGCGCTCTTAACGATGTAGACCTGCAAACTCAACTGCCCGTGGGGGGTAGTGCATTGGTCTACAACTCGACTTCAGGTTTATGGGTTCCCGGTTCAGCAGGTGCCGACCTGTCTACCTCATCCATCAATGACCTGTCGGACGTGAACTACAGCGGCACACCAGGCATTGGGCAGGGTTTGCTATGGGACGGGACCGAATGGACCGCAGATGACCTTTCGTTCAGCATTAACACCACCATTCTCGGATCCGACGACATCGGGACGGCGCCGACAACCGGGCAGTTTCTCCGCTACGACGGGACGGACTTCAATGGAATCACGCTTGGGGCCGTAGCGATCTCCAACGATTACGCCGACTTGACTAACAAGCCAACAACGTTCTCAGGCGACTACGACGACCTAACCAATAAGCCGTCAATCCCCGACACGATCAACGATCTGTCTGACGTTGACACTAACTCGAAGAGCACGGGCCAGTCTTTGGTTTGGAGCGGACTTAAGTGGGAACCCACTGATGTCGCTATCGACCTATCTACGGAATCTATCGATGAGCTCTCCGATGTAGACACAACCACCACCGCTCCAACAACGAATCAAGCATTGGTCTGGAATGGCTCGAGCTGGGTTCCCGGTGACGTTGCCCTAGACCTGTCCTCTGAATCGATCGATCAGCTTCAGGATGTCTCGATCAACAGCGGCACCATTGCAAGCGGGCAAGGTCTCGTCTGGGATGGCTCTGACTTCACGAACCAAGCCGTACTGCAAACGGTCACTAACGAGAGCGTTGGCGAGTTGGCCGACGTAGACACAACCACCACGGCTCCTGTAGGCGGTCAGGCTCTCGTCTGGGATGGCTCGAATTGGGTTCCTCGGACTGTCGTTATCAGTGGGCCAACTGGATCGGCTATCAGTCAGGCGGCCACGGAGACACAGACGTCTGACGCCGATGGAGAGATCGCATTAGTTGACCTAGGCACGTCCGGGACACTTGTAAGCGTCCAAGCCGACAGCGCGGCATGGGTGACCGTCTATTCGTCCGCGGCCGCTCGCACGGCTGACGCTTCGAGGTTATTGGAGGAAGACCCAGAGCAAGGCTCTGGCGTATTGGCTGAATATGTTTTAACGGCCTCGACGACGGTTCTGACAACACCTTCAACCAACTACTTCAACTCTGAGGCGGTTGTATCAGAGTCGATTTACGTCCTAGTGCGTGACCCTGAGACAGGCGCCGCACTTAATAACGTCGGCCTGACTGTCAAGGCCTTCGCTATTAGCGGGTATAACGCGGTCTCGGGTGGCGCTTTCGGTAGCGGTTGACCGGAACCCTAGGCGGAGCTCCTTTGGTTTATGGCTGACTTTATCGCGCAGATCAAGCCTAGGAAGAGCTCGGTGTCTGGCGAATCGCCGCTGTCCACAGAGCTAGACGTTGCCGAAATTGCGGTAAACACCGCGGACGCCAAGCTCTTCGTCAAGCACACGGACGGCAGCATTAAAGAGATCGGAATCAGTAAGGCAGAGCTGCAGGCAGAGGTTGCAGCATCGACAAGCTTTGCCGACTTTCAGTCGAGGATTGCGGCTCTCTGATCGGAACTATATGGCGAACGACTCAGCAGCACTAAATGATCAACTCCGTCGAAGATCTGCGCTCTGCGGGCACGCTCCCAAGCGGTCCTGTCTCCGCGTGGCCTAAGTCGAGAAATGTAGCGGGCCCCGGAATGAAAGGGATACACAAGGAGCCCAGGCAGGAGCCCAGCGTCAAGGCGGGTCCTTTGGCAATGGCCAAGAGCTTGGGCCAAACGGCTATGCAGGGAGCCAAGTACGGCAAGGTCTCCGCAGAGATCAGGAAAGAGCGTTACGACACATGCAAGACCTGCCCCGCTTACAGGGCATCAGATAAGCGTTGCAGCGAGTGCGGATGTTTTATGGAGGCAAAAACCTGGGTCGCCGGAGATCCAGACATGCTCTGCCCTCTTGCTAAGTGGAGCGCTTGAACGATGGCCATCAACCCAGCGCCAATGGATCAGTGCGCTTCTAAGTGCAGATGCAATGCAGGCGTGAACGCAAATCTTGCTTACGACTGCTCAGCACCATGCGAAGACGGCAAGGTCTTCATTAAAGAGGAATGCGACTGCTATCCGACGCAGATCTGCGCAGGAGAGATCTCAGTCGCATTAATTGCGAGCTTGAGCTCGAGAAACGGCAACAGATCCGAGACAATGTTTTTGACTATCCCGGCCGGCGGGGTTGAAGGCGGCGGAGTTCGCGTCAATGAGGCGGGCATGATGCAGCATTACGGGGGAGACGACAACAGCTCTACCAGTGATCTCGCTTGGAGAGACATCGGCCTTGCACCGTTCAACGTTGGGGACACGTATGAAGGGCAGCAAATCACAAATATCTCCTACACGATGACAATGGCAGGCGAATGTGGGGCTAGACCTCGTTACACGTGGGTGGCTTACGAAGAGGAGCCCGGTTCGTACCTGGGAGACATTCAGTTTGACTCTGTCACTTACCC